GTCATATCCAGCGTCTTTGTCTGGATCGCCCTTCTCTGTATAACTTTGCAGCTCTAAGCATTCAATCGTTCGTTTGCAGTTGGCCGCAACTTGAAGCCTTACTTCGCCCTTGCCGTTTTCCAACAGAGCTTGAACAGCAGCCACCCGATCACGAACGGGAGGGTTTGATCGTGGCGATTGATTGGTAAAGCCATAGGACTCCAAGATTTGAATATCGGTTTGACTGGCGTTCGTGCTGCGGTTACCGCCTGATGCGTCAGGGTAGGCATAAATACGACGGTCGGGAAAACGTCTTCGTATTTCTTGAGCCAGTGCGTCGGTGTCATGGGCACCGCTGACCTCATCGATCAGCAATAGTTGGTTGCCAAGACGACAAGCAATTACGGCGGACATGTTTCCAATATTGAAGTCAACCCCTACGCGAATAGGTTCATCTTCAACGTTGGGAATATCTGTGATTACATGCTTTGCTCGGTTGAAGCGGTCATAAACCTGACCGGTCGTGAGATTGCAGAACTGGCCTTCTAGATAAGCCTGCAACAGGCTTGGGTCATAGTTGGCTTTTAGCCTCTCGATGAAGTCTTGGGGCAGGTGTGGGTTATCTGCCGAACGCATCCTAATAAGTTTGCGATCAGGGCGTTTCTGCGCGTCCTCTGTGCCAAACGTGTTCCACATCCAACGAAAGCCTTCAGGCGTTGACACCGCCGCAAACTGCCGCACGTTGCCAGCACGTAAACGACCAAGGATTTTGGGGAACGCCTTGCTTGCAATGCCAGGTGAAACAACGTCCACTTCATCCGCGAGAACATGGGAAAAATTAGAACCGATGATCCGTTGCCAATTTTCAAAGCTGCGGCAAAGAAGCTTGGTGTCTTTCTCTAAGTGAAGAATATATTCAGGCAGCGGAGAAGCCCGAAACGTATAAGGGATTTCGTATTCCTCTAGAAAATTGTCAAAATCTGTCTGCCAGATATCGCGAATCAATGGCCCCGTTGGTTCCATAACGCAGCCTGTAAAGCCTTGATTGGCCGCGGCCATGAACACAGCCTTTGCGCAAAGAGCACGAGTCTTGCCTGCTCCATAACCAGCAGAGACGCCAATAATCTCGGTGCTTTGATCGTCAACAAATTCACGCTGGCCAGGGTGAAGGTCTTCCCTTATTCGATTCAAGATGTCAGTTGTGGTCTTTTGATCTGGCGGTTGAGCAAAGGCCAGAAGCTTGGTCGGTTCACAAAGACCGGTAAGCAATGACATCAGTTGAGATCAAAGCGCAAGAGCTTGGCTTGGGTCTCTAAAGCCTTGATTGCTACTTGCAAGTTTTCCTCACGGCCTGCCTTCTGTTCATATTTAACAAGGCGTGCAATTGCAGCAGCTAACCATTCAGAACGCTCAATCTCTGAATCTTGTTGGATCAACTCACGAGCACGTTGCGTGTAGATGTCTGCGGTTCTTACGCTTACACCCCACTCCTCGGCGGCGTATTGCAAAATTTCAAAACGTGAATATGACTTAATCAACAAGCCATAGACCGTTTTAACCCGAGTGGTCATTTCGGCGTCTGTTGATTTTTTGTAGTCCTTCTTACCCATGCCGTGAGGTTAGCAAAGGTCAAAGGAGAGTTTCGCCTTGAGCTTTGAGCCAAGCGCGTTGAAGCTGATGGATTTTAGGGATCACGTCGTGCTGGGAACTGACGGAGCCTTCAACGTTCCCGATCTTGATTCTGATGGTTAAGCCATCTAGATCGGTCGAGATTCTGGGATTGGGAATAGAGCCTGGCGATCCTGCGTTCATGGAGTTTGAAGGCTTTAAGGTCGTTGGCATTTTGTAGTAGGCGAAGCTTGGTGTCGAGAGATTTCATTTGCTTAATGTCGAGAGTTAGGGTTCATAAATGCTGCGATTGACTCAAGCGCATAAGCGATGGACTCAATTGGCCTACATGCCTCAGCCTCGTCGCCTTCTAACGCTTGAGCTATTTTTTCAAGGCTGCAAGCAATGCTTTGAAGCTGCTTAGTATCGATGTCTTCAAAAGCCATGGTTTCAGTTAAGAGAGTGAAGTGGGTTGTAATGCCAGGAGATGGATCGCGCCACTAACGCGCCCTGCTTTTCCCTTCAAGGGTTTTGTATAGCTTTCAGCCGGATGGGGATACGGTATCGGGCTTCCCGGCAAGTGATCAGAAAGGACAGGTTTCGATTGTGTAGGTCAGGCCGCCAAGAGTGGCGTCATCAGTTAATTCCTTGAGCTGGTCACGGTCAAGTGCCCACTCAGACCAAGCTGGCGTTATGACAAAAAATGTTGGTTCAACGGTTGGAATGGGTTGAGCGTCTTCTAAGCGTTGGCGAGTTTCGTAAGCGCGAAGTGAGGTTTCGTGAAAGTCCATGGATGCTTCTCAGCGGTAAGGGGAAAGGGGCCGAGGCCCCAGGTGATCAACAAAAGCGGCCTGCATTGCTGAGGCTGACGATAGAGGCTTGAAGCTCTTGAACTTTTTCAGCATCTCCAGCGGCATTGCGCTTGGAGAAGAACTCAAGCATTTCTTGATTTTGCTTGATTACAAAAGCAATTTCAAAAGCAGTCATTTGAGGTTTTAAGCGGTGCCCTCTCGGGCTTGCATCAATGGTAGACCATTGACTGGGATTTGGCAAGCACTTGGTCAGATCACCGTTCGCGTTTGACTGTTGGGGTCAGCGTCATCCAAAGCGTGAGCTTCAGGGCCAAAGCCTTCGCGCTTGATTGCCTCCATATCAACAGGTGGTGCTTTTGGCGCTTCAAGGCTGTTCAGCCATTCATCAATGGCCTCACGGGTTGGCGTGCCCTTAGGCCACTTGATCCAACGCATCATTTCTCTGCGGTCATAGAACAGGCGAGAGCTGTGCGGCTTCCATGCGACGAAATACGGGCTAGGACCGTCTTTGACGATGTGCTGCTCAATGAGCAAAGCGCCAGGAACGTGAAAGCTTTTGGGCTTGAGCATAATCAAAGATCAACAGGTTGAATCGTCATGGAACAAAACTCCAAGCTTTGCCGGTAAGGATGTTCTTGACAGCTCTCTCTTTGACGCTGAAACGCTCGGCGATGTGAATTATTTCCTGATTGTCTTTGTATACGGCTTTTGCCCACATCTCTCTAATTTCTCTTACGTCAGATGGCTTCAACTTGCTGGATCCCCCACCTCTTAAGCGTTCTTGCCGCCTCAAAAGGAGTATCTCCAGGTATGGAACAATAGTTTCTTTTGCGTCTGTTTCGCCAAGGGATTGACTGGTTTTGAATTTATGATCACAGCAGGCACAGCGTCTATATCTGTATCTACGCTTAAGCTTGTTTTTGACGCAAGTTACTTTGGTAACAGGGTGATCACATTCAGGGCATGAAATTTGCTTAGCAGTGTGAACTCTTTTCACTGGCCTCCTTTTTTACGTTTTTGATACGCCTCAAGAAAAGCTTTTTCAAGGGCTGTGGGTTTGATGTCTGGGTTGGCGTCTAGCTCAAGAACACGACGACGCATGGCGAGAAGGTTTTCTTCGTCCATGCCTTTGCCGCAACCGTAATTAGCCATCGCTGATGTTTTGAGAGCGATCAAAGAATGCAGCCGCGCTTTTGCGAGCAATGACGGCTTTGAGTTGATTGATCTTAGTTTCGGTGAGATGCATTGACGACACCCAGCCAAGCTCGGTCATGCCTCCTTCAATGACGCAGATTTCCACAGTCCCATCGTCAAGCGTGCGTGTCGAGACAGTCATTCCTGCTGAAGCCGTTGCTAGGTAAAAGGGTGAAGTGCTGGGGTAAGGCTCACGCGCCAAACCCCTTGCCGCTGGCACTTCAGGCAACGGAGGACAAGCCAACTTTGAATTGGCTTTGCGAGCATAGCCATCAAGAAACAAGGGTCAAGCCTTTTTGTTTTTTTTGGCGGCCATGGCGCAAATTACTGTGCAGACAATAGGTTCAACCCGGTGGCGGTTCAAGTCTGGAAACATTCTTGTCACAGCTGTGACGGCCTGATCAATCGTGCTCCTGCCTGAGTCCAAATGAACAGAGGGCTTGATTGACTTTTTAGCTGGAGGGCTAACAGCCGAAGCAATCGCTTCTTTAATCAGAGTTGAACGCGGCATCCGACGCCTCTGAGCTTGGGCGTCAAGAAACTCCAACTCTGTATCTGTGAGCCGAATGGTGACTCGGTTTAATTCGTTAGTCATTAGAAATCAAAAGGACCAAGTGATTCAGCCACCTCTGGGGCAGCTTGGCAAGCGCGAACGTCAAGACCTAAACGAAGATTGCTGATCGTGACAGCAGGGCTGCCCAACTTCTCAACGATGATCTTGTCGGGGTTCGTTCCGTCTCGGACAACGTAGCCGTTAGCCCAGGATTCGTTCCGAAACAGCTCAACAGGAGTTCTTGGATCAATGGCAGGAGCCGATGATTCTTTTGCCTCAGCCAGTAGTTCGGCTGTACTGTCCTGAGAGTTGAAAACATTGATTATATTGATTCTTTTAGAGCTTTTATCAAAAGAATCAAAAGTATCGTGATTATCGTCTCTCAGGGCCATTGCCTGAGAACAGGAGGGTGAAACCTGCCAAAAAGCCCTTGGACGTGATCCGGTGTCCTCCCAGCGAACAACCACAGCCAACCCGTTTGTCTTGAGGTTGGCCAGCTCTCTGCTCACGTTGCTGCGGCTTTTGTTCAGCTCTGTGGACAACTCATCAGCACTAACGTCGGCCTTTAGCTCAGTCCTTTGGTTTAGGTAGTCAAAGACCGTGGCCCTTACGCCGCCCAGCTCCATGATCCTCCGGCGAACACGCTCGACCTGTTGAGCAGCTTCAAGCCCATCCAGAAAGACCCAGCCGCCTTCGGGCATGTATTGGCCCATGACCCCGCCGCTTTCGTTAGCGCCTCGGCCCTTGCCTGCAAATCCAACGCGCTTGTCTGTACGGGCTAGGCCCTCTTCCTCTTGCGCTACCCAGCGCATAAGAACGCCCCAAGAAAAGACAGAACTGATGGAGCTGCTGCCTCTGCATTCAGTGATCCAATCCCAAGTCGTTGGCCTTTTGACTGAGTGATGAATGACCACAAGCGTGGCCCCAGTCTTTCGCAGCTGACTGATTGCAGATCTGATTGGCTGGGCATAGCGAGACGTGTTCTCTTCAATGCCGGTGGGCTCCATCATTGAACTGAGCGAATCGATAATCACCAACGGGAATTGGTGCTTTTCAATTTGCTCTCGCATATGACGGAGCCCGTCTTTGGTGAAATTGAACTGCTCGCCCGTTTCCATTGAGCAGAAAAAATCAACCGAATCTTTTTTAAGCGTTTGATCTTCAGAAACAATCTCTTCGCGGCGCAGCAAATGCAACCAATCGCCTTCGCTCTGGTCAGTGCCAAAAATAAGAACCGGCATTCTTTCGCCAGGAACTGACAAATCACGGCCTAGAAATTGCGGTTGGCGATCACGCAAGGCTGCAATCAAGCCCGTTGAAAATGAACTCTTGCCCACCTTGGGTTGGCCCACAATCAAGTTTGATTCGCCCAGCTTGATCATGCCATCGAGGAGAAACACAGCCTCGGTGGCTTGAAGTTGTTCGCCTGCGCGGTAAACCTTGCCTTTATGAAGCCTGCGTTCTGCTGCGTCTAAATAGGCTTGTAACTCAGGATCGCGTGCGTCGTCGTGGGCGCCTAGCTCGAAAGCTTTGTTTCTCATGAGAGGCATCCAGTCCCGTTCTCTCTCCGCCTGAATTACTTTCTCGGCGTGGAGGGCTAGAGCTGTTAATGACTCTTGAAGCGCGGGTTTTGAGTTGTTCTGAATAGGCTCCATTTTTGGCCATTGAAACGGAAAAGAAATCTTGATCTGAATAGACGCCGAGGCGTTCTAACTTTCTGAACGCTGTCAGCTCAGAGCTGCTGACGAAGGGATGATCATCATCCCAAGCCTTGAGAGCTGCGTCTGACTTTTGGGTTTGAATCTCTGTGTAATAGCCAACAACCGCCAAGTCATCGTCAAAGAAACCGGGCAGGCTATAGGGCACCCATTGGAGCAAGTCATAGGCCCGTTGCTCTTGGTTTAGATCAGTCACGGGCTAAAGGCTCAGGCTCTTGAGCAATGGCACGCTGGAGAAGCAAGTTCACCCATCCAGTTCGAGAAACGCCGATAGGCTTCTTTCTGTCCACCTCG